GCAAATACCGCCTGAACGAGCCGAAAAACGACGGCAGCGAAAAGGATGGCTGGACTAAGGCCACTTTTAACAGTGCTATGTTTGCTTTTGAGGACAGCAACGACGGCTTCCACTGGGATTGGGACGAAAAGAAGCTGAAGGGGCTGACAGTGGGAGCCCTGTTCCGCAACAAACAGTGGGAATATAACGGCCAAACCGGCTGGACTACCGAATGCTGCGAACTAATTCCGGCTCAGGATGTGCGGGAGAATAGCTTCCGAATGCCTAAGGACAAGCCGCTGAAAAAACAAGCGGGCCAAACGTCAACGCCGGCGGATTTTGAAGAAATCACGGATGATGATGACTTGCCCTTCAAGCTGTGATGTATACGCATTTTGAAATCGACCGGATACTGGACAGCATGACCATTCTGGTGGATACCCGGGAGCAGGACACCCCTGCTCTTCGGGCCCGCCTGAAGGGCCTTGGACGGCCGTTTAAGCGGTGTAAATTGGATTATGGGGATTACTCCTGTGAGGTGGTCCGACCGGACGGAACCGTTGCCAGCGCAGAACATCGGGTATGTATCGAGCGGAAAATGAATCTGGACGAGCTGTGCGGATGCTTTACCATTGGCCGGGACCGGTTCGAGAGGGAGTTTCAGCGGGCTGAAAAGGACGGGGCTAAGGTTCATCTGCTGATCGAGAACGCTACATGGGAAAAGATTTGGAGCGGTGCCTACCGCAGCCGAATGAAGCCGGAGGCGTTGGATGCCTCCCTGCTGGCCTGGTGCGCCCGGTACGATATAACGCTGCAGTTTTGTCATTCGAATTCCGCCGGCAGGCTGATTGGCCGGATCCTGCGCTATGAGGTGAAAGCGCTGCTGGAAAAGGGGGAGTTGTAAATGAAATATATCGAACATATCGTCTATGAACATCTATGCGAGGATTGTGAAACTCCGCTGGGAGACCATGAAGGAAATCCGTGCGTGGAACATGAGGATAACTATTATTGTTATGATTGCGCTCTAAAACGTCGAATAATTGATGCGGACGACTGGCTCCGTGCGCATGGCATTGGTATTTACGACCATGCCATTTATAAAAACGGTTATATCATTGCCTACCAAAAATGGGGAAGAGGATATCGAAAAGATACTGTGAGGATTTTTGAGGATGAAAACATTTAACGATGTGGAATTCATCAAACTGAACCGAAAAATTCTAAATTGGCAATGGTATTCAGATCCATGCACCCGTGATGTGTTTATCCATTGTTTGCTAGAGGCAAATTGGTGTGATGGAGAGTGGCACGGATACAAATATAAACGCGGGCAATTTATTACTTCTTTGCCTAGCCTGTCGGCGGCAGTCGGTTTTTCAATTAAGAACGTGAGAACGGCTTTAAATCACTTAAAATCGACAGGCGAACTGGCAGACTGGTACGACAATAAAGTCCGCATTATTACAGTGATTAACTATGATAAGTACCAGACAGGCGGCAGGCGAAGCGGCAGTCCACGGGCAGGCAACCGGCAGGCAACCGGCATGCCAGGGGCATCAGATAAAGAATATAAAGAATATAAAGAAATTAAAGAAGAAAGCGCGACGACTTCCGGCGTTGAAACGCCGTCGTCTGCGCCCCGGGAAAAATCCATATACGAGAGGATGCGGGAATAGTGGGATACCTATTCAGGGCAGACGATGTGTATGGTCTGGCCTCCAAGCTGGGGGCAGAGGTAAAGGAAAAAGGCAAGGAGTTGTTTTTCCGGTACTGCCCATACTGCAACGGGGACGGACATGACCGCGACACCTTTTCGGTGAATCTGGAAAACGGGACATTCCACTGCTTTCGGAGCAGCTGTGGGAAGTCCGGGCATTTTGTGGAGATGGCACGGGATTTCGGTTATACGTTGGATTTCGGGGAGCCCCGCCGCCGTACATACCGCCGGATTCCGCAGCGCCCTTTCCCCATACGGGAACCCGCTGTAGAATATCTGGCTTCCCGTGGAATCAGCCGGCCAGTGACGGAACGATACAAGGTGACCACCGTTAAGGACGACGAACACATTCTGGCCTTTCCTTTCTACGACGAGAATGGCGTTCTACAGTTTTTGAAATACCGAAGGACGGATTTTGACAAAGAAAAGCACCGGAACAAGGAATGGTGTGAAAAGGATACCAAGCCCATTTTATTCGGCATGGCCCAGTGTGTGGACTTTGAGCGGTTGGTAGTAACGGAGGGCCAGATTGACAGCCTATCGGTGGCAGAAGCAGGAATCAGCAACGCAGTCAGCGTGCCCAACGGCTGCAATGGGTTCACTTTTCTGGAAAACGTATGGGACTGGATAGTCAAATTTCATGAGGTAGTGGTTTTTGGCGATTGCGAAGGCGGGAAGATCACCCTATTGGATACCCTGCAGAAGCGGTTGCCGAATACAGTGAAAGCGGTACAGGCCGTTGATTATCTGGGGGAAAAGGACGCCAACGACATTCTGCGGAAGTATGGAGCGGAGGCCGTCAGGAAAGCGGTGGAGAATGCCAGGGTGACACCAGTGTCCCATGTTAAAGAGCTGGCCGACGTGAAAGCTGTAGACATCTATCAGCTGCCCCGCATCCGTACGGGAATACCGGAGCTTGACCGCGTGATCGGTGGGTTGTTCTTCGGACAGGTGATTCTGCTGACGGGTAAACGCGGCGAGGGCAAGTCCACTTTCATGTCGCAGCTGCTGGTGGAAGCGTTGGATCAGGGATACAGTGTGTTCGCCTATTCGGGCGAATTGGCGGACTACCATTTCAAACGGTGGTTGGATTATCAGGCGGCTGGCCCGGACAATATCCTCACGGAGAAGGATATGTTCGGAGATGATGTTTACCGCATTGCCAATCCGGTGCTAGAAAAGATCAACAGCTGGTACCGAGGTAGGGCATATCTATATGACAACGAGGCGGTGGACGATGAAATGGAGAGCCTGACGTCTACCATTGAGCAGGTGATCCGTCGGTATGGCGTGAAGCTGGTCTGTGTGGACAATCTGATGACCGCCATGGATGTGGGAGTGAACGACAACCTATATCAGGCACAGTCCGCCTTTGTCCACCGGTTGAAACGGATCGCGGTGAAATATGATGTGGCGGTGATCTTGGTGGCGCATCCACGCAAGACAAAGGAGAGCTTTACCAACGACGATGTGTCCGGATCTGGCGACATTACCAACCGTGTGGATACGGTGTTGGCCTATTCCCGCAACGGGGACAAGCGTTTGGATGAAGATTGTGACAGTCATCTGGTAGTAACTAAGAATCGATTGTTAGGTAAGCTGACCAAGGCCGACGAACCGGTGGAGCTGTATTACAGTCGGAAATCCAAACGCATTACCAGCGCTAGCGGGTTTATAGCCGGGCCCAGGCGGTATGGCTGGGAGGCAGAACCTACGCAGTATGCCGATTTTGAAGAGATTTGAGGTGAGGGGATGACCTACAGGGAGATATTGACCCTGGTAAGCAAAGGAGAACCGCTGCCGTTGTTTCAAACACTTGCAGATCGTCTGTGCTATGAGAGCCTGGCGAAGCTGAAAGCAGAATATGAACTGGCAGGTGTGGGAGAAAAGCAAGTGAAGATTCGCAAACAGGAGATTCGACGCGCCCATGAAGAATATACCGAGGCGCATCGCCAGTATCTGGCGGTGTATCGGGAATACAATGAAAACTGCCGGCGTGTCAGCGGAGAAATACGCGGAATCTTGGAAGGGTTAAAACGGCCGTCTCCGGACTATCCGCAGCTTTTTCAAAAAGCGATGAACTGCTTAGGGATACTGTGTAATGACTCAGCTTCGCCTCAGATTGTCCGGGAGGCAATGAAGCAAAAGACATCATGTGAAAATTATTAACCCGAGGTACGCGTTTAAAGGTGCACCGCCTCCATGACGATGGAGGTATTGAAATGTTATCAACCTGTAACAAATGCCAGAAAACCTATTATTGCAAGCATTGCGCGCTCAAGGACGACTGCTTCTGGATGACCAGCATCCCACCGGAGGACGCAGACAAAAGACTGGCTTGTGAATCCTGGGAGTGCAAACACTACGGCGATTGTCGGGCGCTCAGGCCCGAGCAAAGGAGGACTAACGAGGCATGAACGAGAAAGAACGGAAAAACCGTGAAGAGCTTTTCAGAGTGATGCAGGAAAACCCCAATTTGCCCGTTATTGCGATGGTAGACAGCGAAATTGTAGCAGACGACGGATATAACCGATGGCTCGGAGCCTGGGGCCACTGCGAAATCTGTGAGTATTTTGTCGGCGAGGAGCGGATTCACTTCCGGGAAAGCGACAACTTCGACGAAATTGAGGAGGCGCTGACGGACGGTCAGCTTTGCTATGACGATTTCGAGGCCATGAGCGATGAGGAGGCAGAGGGCGTCTATAATTCCCTGCCTTGGATAAGGGCCATCATCGTCAACATCGATTTGCCGGATTAAGGAGGCGAAACCATGAACGAAACCGAAGCCCTGTCCTACCTGGCGGAGATCATCGACGCGGCGAGAGCGGGAGGGGCACCGCGAGAGCATATCCAGGCGTTGCAGATGGCGAGAGAGGCGCTGGGAGAAGAAATAGAATTTACCTGTTTTGTCGGTGATCCGCACAGAGTAAAAACATGCCCGTATGTTGACAGGCTTGAGGACCTGGAAACTGAAAATGAGGAACTGCGACAAAGCAAGGAGGAACTTCGGCGAAATTTTGCTAATGTAGTGCGGGATTTACGAGAAGCGATTAATATTGCCGAAACAGGCGTATCAAGAGGAGGGACGAACAATGCCTGAATACGTAGATCTAGGCTTGTTGCGGAGGGCGATGCGCGGCGTTTGGGCAGACCCCGACTGTCCTAAAGATATAGCCGATTATATTATGCATATTGTTGATCTTCTCCCTGCGGAAAAGGTGACTAAGGTTGTGCGGTGTGAAGATTGCATTCGCTGGGACAAAAGGACTACAAATAAAAACGGTTTCGATATTTGCCCCGCGTCTAGTATGGAAATACATGATAGAGATTATTGTAGCTATGGAGAAAGAAAGGGCGGTGCTGAGAATGCCGGATAAACTGAAACCGTGCCCGTTTTGCCGATGTAACGATCGTAGAGTTAGCGTGCGCCGGCAAGGATCAAAAGGCTATAGGGTAATTTGCGGAAAATGCGGGGCATCTGGTCCTTATGTTGCCATAACCGGCAATAAAATTGCTGCACAATCTGTAGCAATCGAAGCCTGGAACAGGAGGGCAGACGATGAACGATGATCTGATAAGCCGATCGGATCTGAAATCATACATAAAGCAAAATGGGCTTGTATATGCTGATGCCCTTGATACGATGCCCGCCATAGATCCCATACATGCAGCGGGAGGATGCTATTGCCGGGAGTGTGTGCATTGGATTGGAGACGTCCGAGCACCATACGGAAACGAAAAGCATGGACACTGTGAAGTATGGGTTGGAAGTGGATGTGAAATGTGTATGGATGCGGACGATTTTTGCAGTTATGGAGAGCCTAAAAAGGAGGTGGAAGAGTAGCCAATGAAAACAATATGTGAAATTGTGATATGCGCCATGTCAACGGCTGGCATATCTGTTGTGTTATTGTTTGTATATTTTTCCCTTGGCCATACCTCAGCACCGTCTTGGTATGAAATCGCGTTGACAGGTGTCGTAAGCGCACTTGCCGCAAACAAGTTGTACAAGCTGTCCACTAAAGGGGGGAGCGACACATGATTACTATCACCTTTGGAGCCCTCGCCATGTCATTGGCCGCCACAGCGTCCCTGTCGGCCTGCTTGGGGCTGATGATCGGGTGCCTATTAAGAGCGGCGTCGGACAAGCTCGGGGGCAGAAACAATAAGAGGAGGCCAAAGTGACTACATATTGCTTGGGGGAAAATTGCAAGTTCCGCAACAAAAGCAATGGGATGTGTTTGTGGGCGACAGGGTGCCCTTTGGGACTGGATCTTGATTCCGGCCTTGCAGGGTATCATGGGCCGGACAAGCAGGTAATCTTGACTAGGATTGAGAGGCTGCGGGAGGAGGCGGCAAAACGTGAAAGAGTATCAAAGCAAGCGAAATAATCCGTATTACTTACCGCATGACCTCTATATGCAGGTCATCTATGCGATCCGCGGATACGACCGCCTGAAACGAGAGAGGGGGGATATCCTTGCTGGCAACCGGTCAGCTGATGACGGTATGCCCAAAAGCCCTACTCCTGGTGATCCTGTCGCTGAAAAGGCAACGAAACTCGCGGCTATATCGTCAAAGATCGACGCCATAGACAGAGCTATAGCAAGAGTGCCGCAGGAATACCGGCAAGGTGTGTTAGACAATGTGATGTATCGAGATAGATGGCCGGTCAGTTCTCCGGCTCATTTAAACACCTGGTCAAAATGGCGAACGCGATTCATTTTTTGGACCGCACAAAATTTAAATTTAATATAAGTGTGTGACACAGGGGAAAAGTCAAGTGGTATAATAAGTACAGTGGAATTGTATAGAGAGCGTCCTGGAGAAATCCGGGGCGCTCTTGCTATATGGTGGATTAGAGCATTTATGCTGGACGCAACAGCCGGCGGATGGGCTGGCAAGATATCTTTGATCAAAAAGGGGGTGAGCATATGGCAAAGACGGGAAGTCCTCCAAGGTATAAAACTAAAGAGGAAATGCAGGAAAAAATCGATGAATATTTTACCGCTTGCGAGGGCCATGTGCTCATGGGGGCAGATGGACAGCCGTTATACGATAAGAACGGACGCCCCATCTTAACAGGGCAAAAGCCGCCTACGATTACAGGACTTGCGCTTGCGCTGGGTTTTACGTCCCGTCAGGCTCTACTAAATTATCAGGCAAAGCGGGAGTTCGTTGACACGATTACGCGAGCAAAATCCAGAGTGGAAGCATACGCCGAGGAAAGGCTGTTTGACAGGGACGGCGTACAGGGAGCCAAATTCAACCTGACTAACAATTTCAAGGGGTGGAGTGATCGGCCGCAAACCGACGGTGCCGGCAATGCGCTTGCGGAATTTTTGAGGGCGATCCACCCAACGCCGGGAGATGTTGCCGCCTTATATGCACAGGAGCAGGATGATGGCGAAAACGAGCGGATTTGAATTTAAGCCGTTTTCCCCGAAACAGCAGAAGCTCTTTTATTGGTGGAGAGAGGGCAGCCCGTATGCTGGATGCGACATTCTGATCGCAGACGGGTCCATTCGGTCCGGAAAAACGGTCGCCTGTATCTGTTCGTTCTTGAATTGGTCGTTGTCGCGCTTTGACGGACAGAACTTCATCCTGGCAGGCAAGACGATCGGAAGCCTGAAAAGAAACGTCGTTGGCCCCATGCAGCAGATCCTTCAGGCGTGGGGAATCCCATACAGGTATCTCCGCAGCGGGGAAAATTACCTGGAAATTGGGTCAAATACATATTATCTTTACGACGCGCACAACGAAAGTTCACAGGATAAAATGCAGGGATTGACGGCAGCGGGAGCGCTGGCTGACGAGGTGGCGTTGTTCCCGCAGAAGTTCATCGACCAGATGATCGGGCGTTGCTCCGTGGACGGGGCCAAAGTGTTCATGAACTGCAACCCGGAATCCCCCGCCCATTATGTCAAAACCGAGTTAATCGACAAGGCGAAGGAGAAAGGCGTTTATCATCTGCATTTCACGATGGATGATAACTTTGCTTTATCTCCTCAAACTCGCTCTCGGTTTCAGCGGATGTTTTCGGGTGTATTTTACCGGCGGTTTATCTTGGGTGAGTGGGCCGCTACCGACGGGCTTATATACCAGCAGTTCGCGGACGACACGGAGCGATATCTCTTGGACGATCCGCCGGAAGATATCCAGCATGCAGTGATTGGCGTAGACTTTGGCGGGACAAAATCTGCACACAGCTTTACCCTGACTGGATTCACCAAAGGATACCGCTATGTGGTTGTGCTGGATGAGTTCTACCGTCTGAATGATCCGGCGCATGGACGGCTCTCCCCGTTGCAGTTGGAGGAGGCGTTTGTGAGCTTTGTACGACGAGCAAAAATGAAATACCGTGTCTATGAAGCCTATTGTGATAGCGCCGAGCAAACACTGATTGAAGGACTGACCGTTGCTGCAGTTCGCGGGCGGCTGGGTATAGAGATACGCAACGCGGCAAAGCGACCGATCAATGACCGTATCGCCTTTTATAACAGCCTGATTGCGCAGGATCGGCTCCGGATTTTACGGCACTGCAGGGCTCATATCCGGGCGCTTTCGGAAGCGGTGTATGACCCGAAGGAGCCGGTAAAGGATATCCGCTTGGACGACGGCACATCCGATATTGACAGCTTGGATAGTATGGAATATGCAACCGAGAACATACAGGACGATATTTTGTATTTAGGGAAGTGATACGATGAGAGCGATCACACAGATCCTGCGGCAGCAGGGATACGGAGTCGTGGATGACGGGATGTATACGCAGATCGAGCACTGGTTTCGCTGGTACCGGGGAAAGGTGCCGAGTTTCCATACCTACCGCCAGTATAACGGAATGCGTCGGCTGACCCGAGAGCGTAAAACGCTGGGAATGGCAAAGACTATCCCGGAAGACTGGGCGAATCTCGCGCTGAATGAAAAGGTGAAGATCACGGTTTCCGACGGGGCACTGGATCTGAAAATCCACGAGGTGCTGGAGAAAAACAATTTCCGTGTGCGGGCGAATCAATTGGTGGAGCTTGCGTTTGCGCTGGGAACCGGAGGTTTTGTGGAATACACGGACGGCGAGGAAGTCCGGGTTGATTATATTCGCGCCGGCATGATCTATCCTCTATCCTGGGTAAATGGTGAGGTGACGGAGTGCGCTTTTGGTAGCGAGCGGGTGTGTGGCCAGGAAAAGCAGATATACCTCAATATCCACCGGCTGGAGCAGGGAACATATGTAATCGAAAATCATCTTTACCGACGGCAGGGGACGATCCTAACGGAAATCGACCTCCCGGAGGGGGTGGCGCGGGAGGTATATACCGGTTCGGTTGTTCCGCGATTCCAACTTATTCGACCGAATATCGTTAACAACATTGACCCCGACTGCCCGCTCGGGATTTCCGTATTTGCTAATGCGATCGACCAGTTAGAAGGACTAGATCTAGTTTACGACAGCTATGTCAATGAATTTCGGTTGGGTAAAAAGCGGATCATCGTTCCCCTCTCTATGTCGCAGATGCAGATGCAGGAGGACGGCATTGCCTCTCCTGTGTTTGATGATAATGATACTGAGTTCTACGCGATGAATTTGGGGACGGGGCATAGCGAAAAAACTATAGAAGAAATTGATCTGAATCTGCGTTACGAAGCACATGAAGCGGCGCTCAATACTGCGCTCAGGTTGCTGTCCGCCAAGTGCGGATTAGGGAATGACCGGTACCGCTTCGAGCAGGGAACAGCCAAGACTGCGACTGAAGTGGTCAGTGAAAATTCCGATCTGTATCAAAGTCTCAAAAAACACGAGATTCCTTTGGAAAAGGCAATACGCGATCTATGCCAGGCAATCGCTTCCATGTTGGGAGAGGAAAGACAATTTGAAGTGACGGTTAACTTTGACGATTCCATCATTGAAGACAAGCCGGCTGAACAGCTGCGGGATCAACAGCAAGTGCGGGATAAACTGATGGCGGTCTGGGAATACCGGAAAAAATATTTTGGGGAAGATGAGGCTCAGGCGAAAGCAATGGCCGCCGAACTGTCCGGCGGGACGCGCACAGATGATGAATGGATGGGGTTCGGCGGTGATGGCTGATGCTGAAGCCAAAACAGATTGACAAACTCCCTGAGGCATTGATTGAGCTATACTCCCAAGTGGAGATGGACATCATTGCTGATATGGCCAGGCGTATCTCAGGGATGGACTATTTCGTTTCTGCCGCCCAATGGCAATACCGCAAGCTGATCGAGATGGGAAACTGCCATGGCTGGATTATGCAGGCGCTGTCCGCGCAAACTGGCAAGAGCCGTAGGGAGATCGAGCGGATGATGGAAGAGGCCGGTGTAAAAACGATCCGGCAGGACGCGGTCATATACAAGCGGGCGGGCTTGTCACCGCCTGAACTAGCAGCATCTCCGGTGCTACAGACTGTGCTAATCGACGGGATACACAACACGGAAGGATTATTTGAAAACATTACCGGCACCACAGCCAACACCGCCACAAAGCAGTTTGAGAGAGCTCTTGATCGCGCTTGGTTACAAGTGCAGTCGGGAGCTTTTTCGCAAGAGGAAGCCATAAGGACGGCCATAAAAGATCTGGCGAAAAAGGGCGTCGAGTGCATCGTCTATCCGTCGGGGCATGTGGATCATATGGATGTGGCGGTGAGACGGGCAGCGGTGACGGGGGCGAATCAAGCCGCTTTGAGGCTGCAAGATGCTCTCGCGGACGAAATGGGCAGCGATTTGGTGGAGACAACAGCCCATTCCGGGGCGAGGTCGGAACACGCCTTGTGGCAGGGGAGGGTGTTCAGCCGGTCGGGTACAGATCCGAAGTATCCCGATTTTCGTTCATCCACCGGTTACGGCACTGGCCCAGGGCTCGGCGGTTGGAATTGTCGGCACAGCGTTTTCCCTTTTTTCGAGGGGATATCCGATCCGGCTTACACGCAAGCCGAGCTGGATGAAATGAACGCACCGAAATACACTTACAACGGCGAGAAGCTGACGGAGTATGAAGCCTCTCAAAGGCAGCGGACCATCGAGCGGAACATTCGCAGGTGGAAGCGGGAGTATAAGGCCATGGAGGCGGCGGGGCTGGATCCATCCGAGGCGGCTGCTAAGTTGTCCGGCTGGCAGGAGAAACAGAGAGATTTTATTTCGCAGACCGGTTTAAAAAGGCAGACGGAGCGGGAGTGGGTGAACGGATTCGGTCGCAGCGAGGCGGCGCACGCTCGCGAAATTGTCAAGAAACAGGATATCCGGTATAATCAAAAGCAGGAGGAAGCCCGCCGTCTGATCCAGTCAGAAGAGACGATAAAGACATTGAATGCTGGGAACCAACTGAAGCATATTCGTGGTGTGGGCGGGCGATATATTGACGGACGCAGTTATCTATACGGTAGCATGGAAGATGCTCAGGCGCTGGTAAAGCGGTATGCGGGTACGGGCGAACCCGTACTGTTTAGAGGTACGGGAGAATGGAAACATAAAGAAGTGGTGACCGTCGAGGAGGATATCGGCGTGGTGGTTGATCCTGAAACAAGGGAAAAGGTTTCCACCAACCGCTTCACCATCCATTATGGGAAAAACGGAACCCATATTGTTCCGACAAGGAGGAATAGGACATGAAACTACAAGAATATGAAGGGAAAAACGTTCGGGTTACCTTCAAGGACGGCGATGTTCTGGAAGGCGTTGCCCGCGATTATACCTCCGCGCTGGACAACACCGGGGAAGATACGCCGAACGTAGAAACCATATGTATAGGATGTTTGGAGTTTACCGAAAAGGAAATTGCCTCCATTGAATTGCTGTAATTCTACAACATTGCAAGAAAGCTCACTGCTTTGGCAGCGGGCTTTTTTCGCGCCCTTTTTGGACGTGTGTGCCCTGAGCAAGGCATATAAAAGGCCCAACAACTACCCCTGCGGTATGGGATATAAACTGCCGCCGCCAGCGGAGACACCGCATATAAAAACGTAGGCGAGGGAGGAATCTATGGAATTTTTGAAGAACGTTTTGGGCGACGAACTATACTCCAGTGTGAAGGCAAAGGTTGATGCGTATAATGCCGACAGTGCGCATAAAGACGCGCCGCTGAAGATTGTTGATCTTTCTGCCGGCGAATACGTAAGCAAAGCCAAGTATTCCGCGTTGGAGACCGAGGCGAACGGATATAAAACGCAGCTCGAAACCCTGAATGGAGAATTGACCGCGCTGAAAAACAAACGCGGTACAGACAGCGACACCAAGGCGACGCTGGAAACCCTGCAAACCAAGTACGATACCGACATTAAGGCGCTGCAGGAGCAGATAGGAAAAGCCAAGCTTGACGGCGCGCTTGAAGCGGCTCTCGCCGGGAGCCGTGCCCGCAGTACAAAAGCCGTGAGAGCGCTGCTTGATATGGAGCGGGTCAAACTGGACGGGGATACGCTGATTGGGTTGGAGGATCAGCTGAAGGCGCTGAAAGTAAGCGATCCTTACCTGTTTGAATCTACGGTGCCGGCGAAAACAGGAATGAGCCATCAGGGAGGCGACGAAGGCGCGGTGGACAAAAAGGAGGAAGCAAACGCGGCACTGCGTGCCGTGCTTGCCGGAGGACAATGATACGAGACACTGAAAGGAGAACAAGTATATGGTAAACAGACAGCAGGCAGAAGCCCTTATTCAAGAACAGTTGATTAACACGATCCAGCAGGAGGCCCCGCAGCAGTCGGTATTCATGGGACTTGCCCGCAAGTTGCCCAACATGACCAGCAAACAGACCCGTATGCCGGTGCTGGATATGCTACCGATGGCCTATTGGGTCAACGGCGACACCGGTTTTAAACAGACCAGTACACAGGCGTGGGACAACGTGTATCTGACTGCCGAGGAGCTGGCAGTGATCGTGCCGATCCCCGAAGCTGTGGTAGCAGATGCGTCCTTTGATATCCTGGGCGAGATCCAGCCTCGTGTGATGGAGGCGATCGGCCAGCGTGTGGACAGCGCCGTATTTTTCGGTGTCAATCGTCCAGCGTCTTGGCCGGCGGACATTATCACCCGTGCCCGACAGGCGGGAAACAACGTGGCACCAAGCTCCAGTCCGAACTATTTCGACTTGATTATGGGGGATGGCGGTGTGATCGCAAAGGTGGAACAGTCGGGGCGGATGGTGACTGGCGCGGTGTCGTCCATGGGAATGCGCGCCAAACTGCGTGGCCTCAAGGGGACGGACGGACACCCGATTTTCACGACAAGCATGCAGGGCGTAACCCAGTACGCGCTGGACGGCGCACCTATGCACTTCCCGCTCAACGGATCGTTTGATCCGTCCATCGCGCAGCTAATCGTAGGCGATTTCAGTCAGGCGGTTTACGCGGTTCGGCAGGATGTGACCGTGAAGATTCTTGATCAGGGCGTGATTCAGGACCCCACCACCAAAGATATCGTGTACAATCTCGCGCAGCAGGATATGATCGCCCTGCGGGTTGTGTTCCGGATGGGCTGGGCGCTGCCTAACCCCGCGACCCGCATGGACGGCGAGCGCATGTCCTGCCCGTTTGCGTATCTGGAACCGGCGACCGCCGCAACCACCCAAAAGGTGACCTTTACCGTGACGGACAATGCCGAAGAACCGGAGGCGGTAAAGGGCGCGTTAATTGACGTTAACGGTGCGCGGCTGAAGACCGGTGACGACGGTACGGCGGAATTCAATCTCCGCGCCGGGGATTATGCCGCGAAGATCACCAAGAGCGGGTATAAGCCGGTGACAGAGACACTGACTGTCGCGGCGTCTGCGGTTAGCAAGGCGGTCACCCTGATCCCGAACGAATAAAGGGGGCGGGCGTATGCCGTATGCCGACTACACTTATTATTGTAGCGAGTACAGGGGTACCCTGCCGGAGGCAGACTTTGATCGTCTGTCCCGGCGGGCGTCCGCCTATCTGGACAACATCACGCTTGGACGGATCCAAGGGGAGTGGCTCACGGACAGCCGTGTTAAGGACGCCTGTTGCGCTACCGCCGAGGAGATCGGCAGGCAGGAGCAGGGCGGCGAGGTAACTGGTGAGACGGTAGGTAAATGGTCTCGTAGCTATGCTACGTCCGGAGAAAGCGCCGCAGCTCGTTTGTACGATACGGCGGTCTGGTATCTGGCCGTCACCGGGCTTTTGTATCGGGGGATGAGATAATGTCCTTGCCGCATATCATAACTGTTTGGAACCGTTCAGCAGATGAAATCTATACCCGCACCGTCATTCGCGGCGTACTGTGGGAAGATGGTCGTGGGGTACAGCTACGAAAAACCAACGTGGCGTCTGACAACGGAATAATAGTAATAATCCCTTTGTTGGTGGTGCCAGAGGGCTTTGCAATTCAACCAAAGGATTGGATGCTCCGGGGTGATAGTACGCTGGAACCGAAGAGGGCGAGCGAACTGTTGACGGCAGGGGCTGTGATGGTTTCCGCAGCCGACCGGTTAGACTTCGGAGGCCTGCCTCATTGGGAGGTAACCGGGAAATGAGAGTCGATGTAAAGCTGGACAGCAATGACATCATGCTTAAGCGACGCGGCCTGAATCCGTCGGGAAGAGTACAACGGTTAATGACAACTGAGTGTGCCCGGCAGATGGACACTTATGTACCCATGCGGCAAGGAACACTGAAAAACACACGATTTATTGGCCCGGACTATGTACTATACCGGGGGCCATACGCTCATTATCAATATGTAGGTAAGCTAATGGTCGGCGTGAAAACCGGCAGCGCTTACGCTAAGAGCGGGGAACCCAAAAAGTATGTATCACCGCCCAAGGACTTGCAGTATCATGGAGCACCCAAGCGGGGGCCGTATTGGGATAAGCGTATGTGGGCGGACAAAGGCAAGCAGATCACCGTAAAGATAGCTAAAGCGGCAGGAGGGATTACATGAGCATACTTAAGGCATTGCAGGACTATCTATCTGGTTATGATGGTATGCAGCCCATGAGGATACTTACAGACCGGGTAGAAGATACGGCAAGCTATGCGGTGGCTCCTACGGGTAATACCGCAGTCATTGAAGACGTCTTAGGGAACCGAACTTATGAAAATGACTATGTATTCTTGGCACGGGAATGTACGGCAGATGAGATTGATCGTCAGGAAAATTACGACTTTTTAGAAGGCCTGTATGACTGGCTGGAAAGTGCTCCGTTGCCTGAGCTACCCGGTCAGTATGAAGCCGAAAAAATTACTCCATCCAACATTATGCTGATAGACGTTGATGACCGCGGTACAGGGGTGTATCAGATACAAATCAAATTGACAATATCGAAACGGAGGTAATATTATGGCAGAAACGAAAGTAAAGCGCAGTAAACTGGCAATCTTTTTGGATACTTCTGGAGGGGAGGAAACGGCGGAGTGGGCCCTCATTGGTAACGGCGTAACCGAACAAACCATTGCATATAACCCCCAGACAAGCGACGAGGTATATATCCATCAGGATTCGGGTACTACCGATGTCGAGAGCTACAAGCCCAATATTCCCACTCCCATGACCGCTATCAAAGGCGATCCAGTGTTTGATTATGTAGATGGGCTCAGGAAGGCGCGAGCCGTTGGTGCTGACGCGCGTACCAAGGTCTGCATTGTGTATCTGTATGATACGGAAACCACCGGAGCTTATCCGGCCGAGCAGAATGATTGCTCTATCCAAATTGATGATTTCGGCGGTGCGGGCGGCGAATCGGCAACGATCAATTTCACGATCAACTTGATTGGGGATGCCGTTGTCGGTACGTTTAACCCGACTACGAAATCGTTCACCAAGGGGGAATAATCCCCGTTGCCTTTTATGGGGTTGGCCTTATACTGGGCAGCGGGGCGCTTTACGGTATGTGATCAGGCCCCCACTCATTGAGGGTGGGGGCTTGTAATATCCGTTCCCTTCCTGTATTATATTGGAAAAAGGAGGGGGATTTAAATGAAAAAATTGGTCTGTGCTATATTGACATTTGGTTTTGTACTTGCTTTGGGCGGGTGTAATGGCAGGGATGCATCAGATGCTTCACATATTGATTCAAGTGCGACTTCTGACATCGAACAAAGCCGACAGGAAACAAAATCGGGCGATAATTCAACGCCGAGCCAAACATCGGCAACATTGAAACAAGGCGATGTTATCTATAATTGCGTTAATGGCATAATTGGAAGATATTCCAATTCAATAGAAGTAAAAGAAATAAAAGGCGATGACGACCATTTTGTTCAAGTGAACGTTTCTGTAGATGAAGAGAAGATTAATGACTTTGTGAAAAGCTGTTCAACGTTGTTTGCACTTTATCTCGATGATGCCCCGATGGAAAATTACGATTCGATATGGGTGTTTTTTAGTGAAGGTAGTTGTATAATTTTATCTAACGAACAAAATGGAGACCCGCGCGGCTGGACATCTCTACTAATTGCCGCCGATAAAGAATCTCAATATGGAAAAGTGATTGAATCGGCTTATACTATGCATTTTTATAAAACAGATATGCTTATGCGCATATCATAGTAAAAACCCGCTCTCGGTTGAGAGCGGGTTATTTCGTAAAGAGCATGTATTTATTTCAACCCACACCATCCTTGTGCGGAGTTGACGCCATAACTGATGTTTCAATCCACACCATCCTCGCGGGATGGAGACAGCTCTAGCTTTTTTATTGCTTCTTTCGTGGTCGTATTTCAACCCACGCCATCCACAAAGGACAGCGGCCTTTTTACTTCGCTATACGTAGCTCTTTGATCTGCGAGGTGTTGTCCCGAGTGACGGCCTCCAAAGCGGTGACTTTGGCCTTGATTTCTTCCACGTTCTCCGCCACTTGGTCTAGCTTCTGGAACTTCTCGTTTATGCCTTGCTGACCCTCAAGGAGCAGATCAATCTTTTTATCAACATCATTTTCTAGCTTTATGTTGATTTTGGTAAGCTCGGTCTTTACACTGGACATGTCCGTTTTCATATCCGTTATTTCGGCTTTCATGCCGGACATATCTGTTTCCAAACCGGTTACTTTTTCAAGAATAGCCTGTAAAATCTCTCTATCGTCCATCGTTATCACCTCGCCTTCCTACAATACCATGCCCCCTGTGATTTTGCAAGGGGCTATTTCCCATGGGATCCGCATACCGCAAAGAACCCGCTCTCAATCAAGGAGAGCGGGTTTTCTGCAGGACAAATCACTTGTGAATAAGATGAATAGCGGTCAGGGTTTACGGCGGGCTAAGCTTTGAAACATCCAGATCGGGAGTAAGCAAGGTGTCGATTCCCAAACCGAGGCCCTTGGCCAGCGACACTAAGACGGTAAAACCCGGTTTTACCTTTTCGCATTCGATTTTTCCGATCTCGTTGACGCTGACATGAGTAACTTCGGCAAGATTCTCTTGCGACAGGTCAAAATGATCCCGGATGTTCTTTAGGTTCTCGGCAAGGACATGTAAGCGGAACTCACTTTCCTCCTCTTTGTCAAACTCAATTCCTTTAAACACTGGTATCTCCTCCGATCCTACAGATAGTCACAAATGACTGGTCCGTAAGTCGAGGATAACTTGTATTTGTGTGGGGTGCCAGATATAAATAGGAGAGTTATGGAAAAAAGAGAAAAATTCGCTCATAAAGAGGAGGAGCGGGTAATCTTTTATGCCCTCAGCCGCCGAAAGGCGGTTAATTTATAAGGAGTGATGATATGAAACTTAAATCTCTTTCAAGCGCGGTACGGATTGCTATCAACGATGATCCGGCAAGGGTGATTGAGTTTAATCCGGATGATGTCGGATTCGTCGAGAGGTTTTACGCCTTGATTGACAACGTAGAGGCGAAAGAAAATGAAATAAAAGAAAAACTTGAGGCAATCCGGAAAGATCAAACTGTATCATCCTACGGTATGCCGAATTCTATCCGGAGGGAAGTACAACTAACAGCGAAAATGTGCCGGTACATGCGTGAGCAGATTGACAATGTATTTGGAGAAGGATCAAGCCAAACCATATTCGGCGATGCGAACGTACCCACAATGTTTGGAGAGTTTTTTGCAGCAATAGGGCCGTGTATATCTTCCGCTCGGTCTGGAGCAGTTAAGAAATACACGGCCAAGAAAAAGGCGACGCCCAAATGAATATTCTAACCGATGATCTGCCTGTATCTGTGGTGATAGACGATAAGGTATATGCCTTAAATACCGATTATCGCACAGGATTAACTATTATGGAGGCGTTTGAGGACCAAGGCTTGACGGATCAGGAGAAAGCACTGGTCATGCTAGAACTTCTATATCCGGAGGTGCCGCGTAATATAGGAGAGGCGCAGCGAAAAGCACTATGGTTCCTCAACTGTGGAGAACCCGCGATTGCCAGCGATAATAATCAGCCGGAAGAACGCCGTTATAGCTTTACCCAGGATGCCCGATACATTTACACCGCCATTCTGCAGACGCATGGAATCGACCTCGAACGGACGGAGTATCTCCATTGGTGGAAATTTCAATATCTGTTTTTAGATCTGCGGGAGGATTGCTTTTTTAGCCGGTTGATCTATTACCGTACTCAAAGAGCAAAGGGGAAGCTCACCAAGGATGAAATAGAATATTGCAATAAAATACGGGATATTCTTGACTTGCCGGAAGATAAAAACCCGGAAGCCAATGCCGCGGCAGATGAATTTATGCGGCGCCTAAATGGTAATTGACAGTTATCCACTAATAATGTTATAGTTGCTTTAGTGGCACTACCGGCGGCAGCAATGCCGCACGCGGTCAGGCGGTTGCTCCCTTCATTCCTAATGGAGGGACGAGCTTCTTTTCCCTCCGGAAAGGAGGGGATGCTTATGGTTACATACCAAGAGCTGTTTCAGTTCTGTATGCTGATCGTCGGTATCATTACGCTGGTCTACCAGCTTACAAAAAAGAAGTAAGACCGCCCAACCCTCACAAAGTTAGCGGTCTTTACTTCTAACACGAGGGGAGCAACCGCCTAACGGTAGTGCCACCTTCTATTCCCAGTATATGCGGGAAATCTTAAATTGTCAACCACTTAACTCCACTTCGCTCCACGGTTTACCCATATTGTCCCAGTGAATATCTAACCGCTCTCATTTGAGGGCGGTTTTCTATTGCCAAAAGAGGGTGTGATTGCATGGCATATGACGGCAGTATAAAGATACAAACAATTGTTGATACCAAAGGGTTTAAATCCGGCCGGGATGAGATAGAGAGCGGTTTATCCAGTATCAAATCCTCGCTGAAAAGCCTAGCTTCTGTTATCGGACTTACCTTTGGCGCGGCGGCTGTTGTGGATTTCGGAAAAAGTTCCGTTGCCGCGGCGTCTGAACTGTCCAACGCGCTGCAAGGGCTGGAAAGCATTGTGGAAGGGCAGGGGAGAAGCTTCTCTCAGGCACAGGCCTTTATCCAGGACTATATTTCCGACGGCCTGGTACCTGCGGCTAACGCTGTGACCGCCTATAAAAATTTAGCGGCTAGAGGGTATGATGATACCCAAATTCAGCAGGTCATGACCGCCCTAAAAGACAGCGCAGCTTATGGGCGGCAAGCCTCACTGTCTATGGGTGAAGCGATTCAAAGTGCTTCGGAAGGCCTGAAAAACGAAAATTCCATTCTGGTGGATAATGCCGGAGTCACAAAAAATGTATCTATCATGTGGAAGGACTATGCTCAAAGCATAGGGAAGGGAGTAGATTCCCTCACCCAGTATGAGAAGATACAGGCCGAGGTAAACGGAATCCTCTCCGAAACACGTTTTCAAACCGGAGACGCTGCAAAGGTGGCACAGAGTTATTCGGGGCAGGTTTCTCAGCTGACTTTCAATTTCAACAACCTGAAAGTCGCTATCGGTAATGCGCTCATTCCTATTGTACAGGCGATACTCCCTCATATTAACGCCATGCTGTCCAGCCTCACAGAAGTCGCCACCGTTGCCGGGCAAGTGGTATCCATTTTGTTTGGTACACAATCTCAAAAGCAGGAAGAGATAGCAACCACCGCAACCAAGGCGGCTAAATCGGAGAACAACCTTGCCAAGGCCACTACAGCGGCGGCAAAGGCCGCAAAAGCAGCAGCATCGGGATTTGACGAACTCAATATAGTCCAATCCCAGCAAAGCGGTGGAACGGCCGGAAACGACGACACCAATATTATTACACCGTCAACGGATGATACGGCCTCAGGCAATGCGTTTCAGGACGCCTCTAAGGTGTCCCAAGAGGCGAAAAGGATCGCGGAAAAGATTCAGAAATTTATAGCAGATGTGAAGAAAGCGCTCAATGATTTTTCGCCGATATTAGAAGGCATAGCGACGGGTTTTCTCGCCGCGTTTGGTTTTAAATGGATATCCAGTGCAATAACCAAAGCGCGCAAGCTTCCCATTATCAGCAATCTCATCGACGGGGTTTCTGCTGCGGCCGCGGCTGTGACCACTGAATTCAAAAATACAGGTAAACTATTCCCGTCGTTGAAGAGCGGGTTACAGGCGTTTCGCAACAGCCTTTCAACAACTCAAAAAGTTATGACCGGCCTTGTCGGAGCAGTCGTTGTATTTACGACCACAAAAGCAGCATTCAAGGAGTTAGAACTTGGTAGCATTGACCTGGCAACCGCGATGTCTAACATTGTCCCCGCATGTACAGTGGTGGGAATAGCTCTATATGCCACATTAGGCCCGTGGGGGTTGCTGCTTGAAGCTGTCGCGTTAGCTGCCGGAGCACTCGTCGGATACAACGAGGCGCAAAACCAACTGCAAGAGGAAATGATCGATGAAACCTTTTTCGACGGCATCGGCGTTTCGCTTGATGCGTTTACGCAGTATTTGCTATCCGGGCAGGAGGCTGCATCGGGCTATAGACAACGAATCATGGAGTTAAGCGAAGCGGTCGATGGCAATCAGCAAGAAATTGACACTGCCAGACAGTCGCTCGAAATGTACCAAGATATACTGTCCGGCACCGGCACCATGACCTCAGATCAAGCCAGCCAAATGGAGAAAAGCTATGATACGCTAATCGATAATATGCGTGAGAATCTCGAGTTAAACACGGAACAAATATATCTCGCATTTAAGGAGAGCGGGGAGACGGCTGCCAAAAACCTCGGTGTGAGCGTGGGGGAAATGACCACAATCCTAGAAGGGTTTCGGCAGACATTTTCGACCAAAACCGATGAACTCGATAATAAGCTGCAACCATTCTGGGACAAGCTCAAAGCAGGTGAGATCTTGTCCCCCGAAGATCAGGCCGAATTTGAATCCTTGTTAAATTATGTGGATGAGCTGTCTACAGGCGTGAGCGAAACACAAGTAAAATACCAAAGCCAAATAGAAGGTATATCCAAAATAAACTTCGCGAGCCAAGAAGAGGCGATTGAAAAAATCGGCGAACTCCGAGATACCGCCTCATCATTACTTGACGAGATTGACCAATCGAAGGATAAGACTGCGGCAGCCATCAAAACTCTACAAGGCCAAGCCACGGTTATGTGGGAGCACGGAGACCTTACAAATACCGCATATAGGCAAGCTATGGAAATGTTTTCGAAGTATTCTGCGGGATTGGATGAGGGCTATGAACAGCAAAAAGAAGATATACAGACTACTTTTGCCGGTGTAATGGGGGCAATCCAGTCTCAATTTGACATACAGGTTGAAACAACTGCCGTAGCCATGGAAGGAACCTTGTGGGATAAAATAGATGCGATATTAAGCGGCGAAGGATATCAGACACCGGGATATTACGATCATATCTACCAAAGATCCAGAGAAACGGTAAAAGATCATCTGCAGCCGGTGCAAGATGCTATTGATAATGCGGTTGAAGCTCTCCACGTTACACCCGATCCCGACTTAGGCAAAGAAATCATAGACGAGATGCAAAATCACGGCGAAAATGCGGGCAAAGGCTTTATCGCCGGATTGGAATCTAAGCAGGACGCGGTAAATACAGCGGCAGAGTCAGCCGCAAAGGAGGCAAGTGCGACTTTTGCGGATGCGCAAGGCGAGCATTCTCCGGCAAAGGATTATATTGAACACGGAGAAAATGCTATGCTGGGCGCTCGAAACGGTATCCAAAACATGGCAGGATCAGTTGCTGATGCCGCCGCAGAAGCCGCCACAAACGCAAGCGCCGCTTTTGCGGCAGCCGTTGATCCGTCCGGTGGCAGTCGAGCCTTTACCTCCCTATTTAACGCCATCCTGGACAAAACAGATACCTTCTGCGCTAATTTCCGCACCGCCATAAATAATATGCTGACGGCAATGAGATCGGCGGTCAATGGTGTATCGTTGTCATCTGGGAAAATATCGGTTACGCAGATGAAGCCGGTGCAGGTGCCTAGATTGGCAACGGGGGCGGTAATACCGCCGCGAGCCGAGTTTTTGGCGGTATTGGGCGATCAACGGTCCGGGCGTAACATCGAGACGCCGGAGGCGCTGATGCGAAAGGTCGTGCGCGAGGAAAGCGGAGGAGCGTCAATGGCATTATTGGAGCGGCTGGTGCTCCTGACAGAACAGCTTGTAGCTAAGGATACCACCGTAAAAGTGGCTGTGGATGACAGGGAGATCGCGCAAGCTGTAGCCGTCGGCAATCGTAAACTAGGGTATCCCATAAGGGGGTGATGCTATGGGGGCGTTTTTAACAGTGGCGGGGAAACAGTTCCCGTGGCCAAACAAAGAGAGCGGGCTCCAAACACAGATAACCATGGTGTCCGAGGGGCGTAACGCCGAGGGGGTGTTTATCGGTCAAAAGGTCGGGCGAGACCAATCCAAGGTGGAGCTGGAATGGTACAGTATGGATGCGCAGAAATGGGCAGAGCTATTGCAAATATTTAATGCATCGTTTGTAAATCCGGTATCGTATTACGATATGATGCAGGGAAAGATCATTACACGAAACATGTATGTATCTGATCGGTCAGCATCAGCCAAACGTGTTGACCCCGCAACTGGCGCGTGGCTGGTAGCAAAGAATTGCAAGCTCAGTCTAATAGATACAGGAGAGGGGTGAGATTAATGTATCCAGTATCAAATGCATACCGATCCAGCGTACAGCAACAGGTCATTAACGGCTGCTCCTGCGAGCTGACCTTATTTGACATCGATCAATACGCACAATCTGAGTTGACTGTCAATTATGATGATGCCATATGGGGGAGCAGCGCTAACTCCGAGCCGTCGCTGATGCTGCGCGTCCCTGCTCCGCCGGCCCAAAAGATTGCGACCTTGGAGCAGGGTTATATGACGGCTAGTGGAGAGTATGCGCTATATGACAGCGACAGCCCTCCCTGGTATTATATCAGCGAGGCCATGTCCGGAGCGACGCCGGACGAGAACGGAGAATACCCCATCCAATCGTCGTGCAAGTTGCGCATTGGAGGCACAGCCGAAAGTCCGGCGGGCAACTGTACACTACATGTTGACGGTATCAAACGCATTAGGGTGACAACCGACGATGGCTTTGAAGAGCTGCAATATACATACATAGCTGAGGATGGACTGGTGTATATCGATTGCAGCGCGCCGGACTATAACTACCCCCTTGAAGTAGAGGTATTAACCCTGGATCGGCCCAACATCCGCGCGCGGGTGTACAGTCTATTGGCGGGAGCGGCGGACAATATCGAGACATGGCGTGGGAGTGATATCCTGTCAGTGTCGTATACAGGCACAAACGATACCGTGTGCATGTCGCTCCCATCGCGCACACTTACTGTTAAAGTGGTTAATCGGTTGGGGATATCAGCGGAGCAAGATATTGACAATCCACGGTACACACGATTGCATACCCAGGCAGGGCTTGTATATCGATACGACTTGGGACAGCGCGTGTATGAGGATATCCCTACCGGGCGATGGTACCTGGACAGCTATACCATTACATCTGATGAGATCACATATAACTGGATCGACGCATTGGCCGTGTTAAATCAAGAAACGCACTATTGGTGCGATAATGGCCGAGTGACGTTAGATAGCCGGATCGAAGAGATACGGCACATATTACCGCGTGCGGCGCAATACTTCGCGGGGAAGAAAATGCGTAAGACCCCGGCAGAGATATATGGCATCAAAATTAACACCGATGCCATGAATCTGCCGGGGTTATCTTGTGGCGCTGCACCCTTAGTGACTTATGCGGCGGCATTGCAACTGTACGCTAATGTATCCGGCAATCGGCTTGGTGTAGACCGCGATAACCTGAACGATATTGTTATTTCTCCGTGGCCCGCGAATCCAATTCCAAACCCGGTAATGACATTATATCGAAAAGAAAGATACGGAGATTTAACGGTATCCGCTGACGACGCCTATCAGTTAGCTGTTGTGACGGTACATCGGGTGTTAGCCGTCACTCAAGAACAGACCTTGGCTACACATGAAGAGATAGGTTATACCGATGTGCTGTACAACCTGAATGCACCTTATGCATGGATCGTATCGCCGGATCCTTCTCAGCTGATGCTCACCCCCTTTGACCGTTGTATCTATATTAGCGCGATGAACAAGATCACCCCGGAAAAGCTGACGGCGGCGGTGTACAAGGTAGACAGCCGGGAGGAAAAGGTACAGATATTCCCCGGATCGGTTGCAACGCCACTTAAGAACCCTTTGGTAGATGGTGTGTCTATCACTGCCACTGATTATGCAACCAGACTGGGGGATGTATTGAAATACAATGTCCATTATAAGATTGAGCATCGTGGATATCCGGAGATTGACGAAGGAGATGTTATCTACGTAGAAACAGAATCCGGCGTTATGACGAAGTGTCTCGTTGAAGAAAACACATGGGATATTACCAATGGAGCAAAAAAAGGCACGACGAAAGTGAGGCGGTTGAAATGATCGACCCAAAAACGGATTGGGTGGCCTCGGATAACTTCGGGGTCACGGATTATATTCGTATCACATCAAACCTTAATGAGGTAGCGGAATTGGTAGGGGTGCCGACGGTAAGCTACCCAACCGCGTCGTATGCCTTGGTACTTACTGCGTCGCATAGAGCGAGTATCGTTGCTCAGTATACATCTATTGTTAATGCGTTAGGGTGGCAGGCGAGGGTGTTCGATGGGGCATATTGGTTTAATGCCCTGCAGTTGATCGAAATCGAACAGCTATGCGCCAATGTACTCACAGCCAAAGATGCTAAGTATCGATACGGTGATCCGTCTGTAAGAGGTACAGGCACAGTATATGGAGGAGGCAGCCGTGGATAAGATTAATTTTAAAGACATACAAGCCGAACATGTTAGTCGATACCGGTTAGAGCCGGTAACGGGTCAGAATCTAGTATACGACATCTTACCGGAACGTGGTACGGTCACAACTCCAGGTACGCCAGTCCGCGCGGCGGAGATGAATCAGCTTCAGGATAATATTGAAACTGCGCTCGCCACCAAAGTAGACACAGTGGACGCACTGCCAGTGTACGCGATGGCGCGGAGCAGCGATCCCACCGATTGCTGGCAGCCGACGCCGGGGATCGCCGTGCCGGATACCGGGCCATATACCGGAATGGCAATCCGCGCGGTGTGGGAAGAAGAATGGGATGCGTCTGTGCCGATATGGGCTTTTGGCGGTACGGAGCCTGTCAAGCCCGAGGGGACATACCCGGCAGGGGCGTATATTCTAATGTGGGACGGTGAGGCATTCCAGCTCCAAGCAGATATGGCGAGCGTTGCGCCTAAAGCAGACTCGTCCGACGCCCTGACGGTGATCCCGACAGTGACGTTGCTGTGTGATACAGCAGGAGACCTAAGCTATGACCTGAGGCGTGATGGCACAGTATATTGGCTCAACGGGGCCACCGGTGAGGCCATCCGGGTCGTGTCGGACACAGCATGGCAGGCGTCGGGAACAGCCCCTAAGTACGGCATCAACATCAGGGGTGGGACAAAGCCGATCAAACCGGCGGGGACATATCCTGCCGGGGCCTATATCCTGATGTATGACGGTGGGGCGTTCCAGGTTCAGGCGGACATGGCATACACAGACGAGCGGGCGGAGCAGGCGGCGGAGGCTCACGCAGCGCAGGTGCGGCGGACGTATCAGCCCGCGTGGAAGCGCACTGCCGGAGGCTGTCCGTTGTCTGTTGCGGATGCGGCGGAAGGGGCCGACCTGTCCAGCTTGGTACTCAAGGGCCGGACGGTGGTGTCTGGTACGCCTTCCCCCGATGCACCCGTCACCATTACCGGGGTGAAGCCTCAGACAGTGGCTGTGACGGGGAAGAATTTGATTCCACCCAAGGCGGCTTCGGAAACCATCAACGGAGTGACGTGCACCGTCAATGCTGATGGGAGCTTAACTCTCAACGGTACGGCGACGGCCGGCACATATTTCAATTTCCCCTTTATAAATATAATTCCAGGCATATATACCTTGTCGGCGAGTCCGAGACTTACCAATGGCGTCACAGCCATTTTGCGGATGAGAAATACCACCAAACAGCTCCTTTATACAAGTGCCTCGTCGCCGTCCCAAACTAAACAGATTGGAAGCAAAGGAGAGGTGTATGCTTATATAGCCGTGTCATCCGGTACGACCTTAACCAACTTCACCGTCCGCATACAGCTGGAGGTGGGGAGTGAGGCGACAGCATACGAGCCGTATCACGGGCAAACGATCACGTCGGACGAGGTGGAGCTATACGGGGATGCACATACCGTGGGGAAGAACCTAATCCCGACTTTTGAAGAAAAACTGCCTGTGAATGGAATATCTGTATTCAACAACGCGGATGGCAGCATCACGTTGGATGGTACGGCAACGGCAAATACTTATTTCTATTTTCCGGACATGATGATAAAGGCAGGGACCTACACGCTGTCTACAAGCGCAAATCTCGCCGGCGGCACATCCTTTGTGCTGCGTACCCGGAGCGGTAACGTATGGTTAATCAACATACAGGCAGGTTCAAAAAGCAAAACCGAGGCAGTCTCTTATTCTGGCGCTGCACAGGCATACATAGCTGTGGCATCTGGCACAACGGTTACAAACCTTACCATCTATCCGCAGCTGGAGGCGGGCAGCGAGGCGACGGCGTATGAACCCTACCAGGGAATGACCACAGCACTGGAGGATGGGGACAGCCTGGACCTAGCGACAGGAGAGGTAGTCCGCCGGTGGAAGCGGCTGGAACTGGACGGGACGGAAGCGTGGACGGCACACTCCTCCGGTGAGGAATGGTATTACGCACTCACCCTGTCCGACATAGCAGCTGATTGTGAAGGAGGGGCAACGAGACAGTTTGCGAGTAGCCATTTTGTGCCCAGATATACCTCGAATATGGACAGGATCTATATTGCAGGCCATGGAAACGCACTGACCATATTTTACAGCGGTGTCAGCGATCACACAGCGGCTTCATTTAAAACATGGCTGGCAGCGCAGAAAGAAGCCGGGACACCGGTGACCGTGTTGTATAGGCTGAAAAAACCGGAGGTAGTATCCGGCGGGGCTCACTCCCTTGCGCAGCCGGAAGGGGAGATGGCGATCTCAGCCCTGGGGACCAGGGGAGAGACGGCGGAAGCCGTGGATACGGAGGCTCTTTATACCTACCGGCCGGATTGGGACGATGTTTTGAACCGTCTGGCGGAGTCGGAGGTACAGCAGGCGGAAATGCAGACTGTATTGGAACAAGTACAGGCGAAACTGGCGGAGCTGACCGCCACAGAATAAAGGAGGAAAAGGAAATGAGTAAAGCAAAAATCATGATCGATCCGGGACACGGGCCGGGATGTGTCAACGGGGGACCTACGGGGTACCTTGAACATGAAGGCATGTGGAAGCTGTCGGGATATCTGAAAACGGCGCTGGAACGGTGTGGATGTGAGGTGGCACTAACCCGCACGGAGAGCGAACGGCCCGAGCTGACGGAGCGCGGGAACAAGGCGGAAGGCTATGACCTGTTTATCAGTGAGCACAGCAACGCCGGAGGCGGGCGCGGTGCGGAGGCGTACTACTCCGTGCGGCAGCCAGATAACCAGGGGATGGCTGAGGAACTGGCAGAAGCGGCGTCGGCGGTACTGGGATCTCCCAGCCGGGGCGCGAAGACGAAGCGGTCCACCAACGATCCCAGCTACGATTACTATACCGTCATCGGTTACGCCGTGGCTGCCGGGTGTCCTCGCGTGTTCATTGCGGAGAACGGCTTCCACGACAATACCCATGATGAGGCGGTGCTCAAGCAGGATGGTAAGCTCCGGGAGATGGCGGAGGCTCAGGCGAAAGTGATCTGCGCACATCTGGGAGTGACGTATACCGAAAATGCTGAATCGGAGGACGAGCCTGAACCAGCTCCTTCTCCTTCCGGGTTCGCTGTAGGGGATGCCGTCCGGGTACGGCCCGGGGCGGAATACTTTGCCACAGGGCAGCATATGGCTTCCTTTGTCCGTGAAAGTGTGCTGTACGTTATCCAGGTGGGGAATGGTAAGGTTCTGGTTTCCACCGCCCCCGGAGGCGCAGCAACAGGCTGGATCAAGACGGGTGATCTGGTGGCGGAAGGGGGCGGTTCTGTTGCTCCTTCTGATCCGGAACCCTCCCAGCCGGAGCCCACGCCTCAGCCTGACCCCTCCGGCTTTGCTGTGGGGGATGCCGTGAAGGTAAAGGATGGCGCGGAGTATTTCGCAACCGGTGAACATATGGCGTCGTTTGTCCGCAAGGGAACCTTGTATGTGATCCAGGAAGGGGACGGGAAAATGCTGGTGAGCACGGCTCCGGGAGGAGCGGCCACCGGGTGGATCCGCACCGAGGATCTGGTGAAAGCGTAAGGAGGACGTCATGGACGAATTGGCGGTAAAGGTGGCAACCCTTGAACAGCGGCAAACCGTATCGGAACACCGGATCAAAGACCTGGAGGGAGAAGTAAGGGATATCCGCACTTTAACCGCCGCTATGGCCAGGGTCAATGAAAAGGTAGACGGGCTGTGCGGAGATGTGGAAGAGATCAAGAAGGATGTTAAAGACATCACGGCGCGTCCAGGGAAGAAGTGGGACAAGCTGGTGGCAGCGGCGATCGGGGCGGTAGGTTCCGCCCTGGTCGTCAGTCTCCTTGCTCTTATTCTGAAATAAGGAAGGATGAATAAAAATGAAAAACATGAAAAGCTGGATCAAGGCTGCGGGTATCCGCGCAATCAAGACGGTGGCGCAGACAGCGGTAGCAACCATCGGCACGTCCGCCGTGATAGGAGACGTAAACTGGGTTATGGTAGCCAGCGCGTCCGCCCTTGCTGGCATCTTGTCCCTGCTCACGTCCATTGCGGGTCTGCCCGAGGTGAGCGTAGGAGAGGCGACCGGTGGCGAGTAAAAGCATCAGCAAACCGGTGATTATCCGTGACGAGGCAAGCGCTGAAAAGCTGCTCCAAGTGTTGGAGGCTGGTCCTACTCCATTGCGTATTGCATCCGTGGATGCACACGAGATAGCAGGGGATGAGATCAAGGCGCTATTCGGCGCCAAATAGGCAAAGAGAAAGCCGGGGCATCCGTTATGGGTGCCCCGGCTCTTTTGTTTTAAATATTAAGATAATAAAACTTGGTGATCAATATAAAAATCGTATTTGACTATAGTCACATCGAAGTGTATTATATTTACATAACAAGTTATTTTCTTGGACGATTCAAACGTATAAACATAGTTTGCAAACAACAATATGTAGATATCTTATGTCGATAAACAGGCATATAAAGTTGTTGCAAATATGAGATATAAGTAATATAATATTAACGGGGATGGGGTTGGAAATGAAAATAGAAAAGGTGTCAGATTTCGAGCATATTTATATGGTTGAAGTCTTCGCTGATGAATTTTCTAACCTATTTGATTCAAGTGATTCCAAAAGATATAAGAGTTGGCTATATCGGACATTAAAAAATTATGAAGAAGGAAAGCTAATACGCAATGTTCATTATGAACCTATAAAAGGATATAATAATTTATATGCCTTTAGATATCCTCATAGCAAATTAAATCCGAGGGTTATATATGCCTATATTAATGGTCATAATAATCTTATATTACTGACCGCTTTCTTGGAACGAAAAAAGTCAGATTATACTATAGGAATTGAGCGTGCGGAACAGAGAAAGAAAAAAATATTTTAAATTGGGAGGTATTAGGCATGTCTATAGAAGAGATGTTAACTAACGCCACAGAATCTAATGCCTTGTTCAAGGAATTATCTAAAGAGGAAAGACAGTATAATGCCATTATGGCTCATATTTCTGCAAGGATTTCCAAAGCAAGATATGATATGAAAATGAGCCAGAAAGAATTTGCCGATTTTATGGGTGTAACCCAAGGAATGGTATCACGTTGGGAATGCTCAGCTTGCAATTTTACTTTTCAAAAAGCAATATCTATTTTTACAAAATTAAATATTCCTTTCGATATATCTTTTAATGATAAAAAGGAAAAAAGAAAATGCTCTCCGGTTCTTTTGGTAAATAATCTTGGATGGCTTGACCAATCAGGAGACCAAGCGTCGCCCAACTTTAACCGGTGTTCTGTCTGCCAGGCACGATATTGCCGCAGTAAATTAAGGATTTCAGCAGATACGGATATAGAGCGCTGTGATTGATCTGTTTTAGTGGTGTCGGTAAAAATGCCCTTTCCTGCGGCGTATTGGGATGTGCGACGAATATGGATAATACCGTCGTCAAAATCAATATCGGGCCATTCCAGCCCTAGGAGCTCGCTCCGTCGCATACCTGTAAGGAGCAAGAGGGTAAATATAGTGCGATACTCAATGGGTTCCGTCCCTATAATCTCCATAAATTTTAGGGCTTGTTTGTCGTCTAGATGTTCTATTGCCACTTTGGGCGCTTTTGGCGTATCAACACGCCGAGCGGGATTATCTGGTATAACCTGCCACTTAACCGCCCGCTCCAATACAGATGATATGAATGTGTGATAATGCTTAATGGTCTTTGGAGATAGGCCGCCGCCTGTCCTCTTGTTTTGCCCCGGTTCGGCCAGCTGCTTATAAAAATCTAACAGATGGTGCGGCTGTATCTTATCAAGGCGCAGATGGCCGATGGCTGCATACGTTCGATCGGACAGCTCCACATAGCGGAGGTACGTGCGTTCCCGCAAGTGCTCTTTTCCATAGTTCCGAAACCACAGTTCAGCAAAGTCTTTAAATTTGATGTTGCCGTTTAAATATTGACCGTTCTTAACCTTATCATCAAACAGGGCTTTCTGTCGTTCCAGCTCTTTTGCAATTTGTTTTTCAGTCATGTTGGGAGCTGGCTTCCATGTCATGGTTTTCCGGATTTGTTTTCCATCGGCATTATACCCGGCGGATGCTGTGATCCTGTAGTTGTCTCCTCTTTTTTCAACCGTTGCCATGGGTGTCCATCTCCCTGTTCTTTTTGTTATATCAGCAAGTTACCAGCAAGTTAAATCTGGCTTTCGTGTATAAATTGATTTAATCCAGCATTTTCCACAAATCTGAATGTGAAAATTTTACCCGATGGAATATTTTTCCTTGTCAAATTTATACCTAATGCTCTATAATTGATACATAAGATATGCGAATGTAATATTGAGTACGCGTTTTGAGAATAGCTATGCTCAAAGCACGATGATCATCCGAGCGGCGCGTAATATATTACGGTTGATTTTTTCGCACGGCGAGAGTATAATAGAGCAAAATCAAACAAATGCTCTAAATTGTGCGGATTATTAGACATTTGAAATATAAAATAAGTAGGAGGGGCAAGAGAATGAAAGTAGAAGAACACAAGGTTGTGGATGTTATTGAAATTGAGTTCCCAGCAATATTACATAAAATAAAATCCATAAAAAAGGGCAACGTCATTCTCGTAAACAAGAATTTTAACAAGGATTAAAGCCCCTGGTCTCGAAGCAGCTCTTTAATTGCCCTTATTTCATCTGGTGTCAATTCGGGATTTTTCCGATTGGTTTCATATTCATCAGCGTCGCTCTCGGGCGGCGCTTTTCTTATTTCATTTTCTGATTCTTCGGTTCTCCCAAGTAAATAATCAATAGTACAACCAGCGTAATCACAGAATTTCTTTAAAGTGGCATAGTTCATTTCAGCCGTATCGTTTTCATATTTAGCCACAGTGCCTTGTGACTTATTTAAAAGCATACCTAACTCTTTCTGGGACATTTTCTTAGATTCTCTATAGTATTTTATCTTCTGGCCCGTAGTCATTTAATCGCCTCCCTATCCTATATTATTCTATTTTCGAATTGATATCAAGAAAAATTCGAAAAAGTATTGACAATGCCAAAAATAATTCTATAATTGAATTGTATTCAAAAAACGAATTGAGAGGGGGGTGATACCCATGATTGGACAAGCAATAAAAGCGATCAGAGAAGAACATGGCATCACTCAATATGAGCTGGCTAAAAGGTTAGGATACAGCCAAAGCAATATAAGCAAATATGAAAACGGAGACCTCGGTATTGATGCAACCTTCTTGATTAAAATTGCCCGTGCAATGGATTGCTCCATCGAAGAAATTTATAGAAGGGCGAGTACAAATAGCCATGATAAAGAAAGGAAAACATCATGAAAACTGCGATTGTCGAAAGCGGACTGTTTGAAGTGAATGACACCGGCGAAGTATACCGAATTAGCGACGGAAAAAAGGAACTGGCCGTACAGGCTAAAACGGGACGCAACGGAAGGTATCGGGTTGTATCTGCCATGATAGACGGGAAACAGAAGAATTTCTATGTGCATCGTCTTATCGCCGAGGCGTTTATACCGAATCCGGATAATAAGCCCGAAGTCAATCATAAAGACGGAAACCCTGCAAACAACCGGGTTGAAAATTTGGAGTGGGCAACAAGATCGGAAAACGCCAGTCATGCTTATAGAACCGGCCTTATAAATCCGTATGCCAACGCTGTGCCGTGTAAGAGGTGCAATTACCCCACAACCGCAAAAGACGGCCTTTGTACTGTATGCAAGTGCGAATTAAAGAGGGCTGCTGCCAAGCTGGATAGAATAGCGAAGATTCGGGATTCAGTCGCGGATATAGAAATTGATAACGTATCCGATAAAACCGCATTGTATATAGAGCTCCGCAAGCGGGGAATGACATTCAAGGAAATCAGCGAAGTGTTTGGAGTATCCCGGCAGTGTGTGAACGAAGCTGTAAAAATAGCCGAGGCCAGGCAAGCCCGCGAGATTAAGCCGAATGCCCAAACCAGAAAAGAAGCCGAGAGGCTCAAGCGCAAACTCAATAAAAACGCTTTGAAAATAGCAGATGCAAAGGAATTGATAAGCTCCATTGAGGCAGAAAACGCAGCTATTACCCAACATATTGAATCCTTGCTTGGGACACGGCACGATCAGGCAACGGCATAAAAAATCCCCTGCCGAAGCAGGGGAATTAAAGAGATTCACCTTTATTTGATGCTTCTGGAGGCGCAAAACTTGGAGGGAATCCGCATTGTTCGCAACGGTCACTACCAATGTTTTCAAAACGACAATATGGACAAGTCCATTCACCTCCAGGGCCTTTAGTTATTAAAAAATTGTATTTTTCATTGTTTCGCTTGCTTGGGATGTAGTGCTTCCTTCGATATGCAAAATAAGCTGCTATAGCTATTATAAGTCGAAAAATAAACCGTCCTAAAATAGTTCCTACCCTATCGGTGTCTAGCTGTGGAGAGCTAACGAATTGAAAAAGTAATGGCACAACAACAAAAGCTATAGCAACAATTTGAAAAAGCAGAGCGAATCTTTCGCTCTTTATATTCTCATATTCCATCTCTTGTTTGAGCTTTTCATCAATATCTTCCTGAGTTTCATATATAGCGGATTGCACGGGTGGCGTTGGATGGACTTGATTAGAAACTCCTTTTTTGGGGATAAGTTCTTTCTTAATTTCCTTCTGCCCATCATAAAACGAAGTGGTGAGCGAGGTAAACCCACAGCATTTTTTACAATACCCATCATTTCCTAATTTTTTGCCGCACTTGGGACAATACCTTGGCATATACTCTCCCCCCCCCTCAAGGAGAGTATCCTACACGGAGCGAGAAAAGTCAACACTTTTCACACATTTTTTCACAGGATTTTAAACCACGCCTTGAAAAAGGGAAATAAGAAGATGCTCAGTGCCGAGTGGGATCGTCCGATCTACCACACAAATAGTCGAGCGACACGTCAAAATAGTCCGCTAGGGCGCACAGGGTGTTACAGTTCGGATTATCTTTTCCGTGTTCAAAACGGCTAATAGCAGACTTGGTAACGCCGACAGCCTCACAAAGATTCGCAACTGTGACGTTTGACGATGCGCGTAAATCTCTAAGTCGTTGACCAAAAATCTCTTTTGAGAACATAAAATACCCCCTTGACAGTTGAGCATAACTCAACTATAATGAGGACACAAGAGTTAAGCAACACTCAACAGTCAAGAGAAAGGAGGAGAAATGGAACTTATGTTGCGGCAAGAACGACTAAGACGCGGATGGACACAACAATATGTTGCCGAAAAAGTCGGAGTAACCAAATCGGCAATCCTGTTGCTAGAAAACGGAAAAACTAAGCCATCCTATGATGTTCTTGTCAAACTCTTGGACCTATTCAACTATGATGACCCCCGCAAACTGTTCAGCGCGGCAACGCCGGACAACACAAAAAGGCCCGACAGCAACCGGGCAGAATCGTGACAAGCTCAGTATACACACGCTTTTAGCGAATGTCAAAAAAATCGACAAACAAAGCTTTTTGAGTTATTAGCAGGGAGGTGAAATACATGAAAAAGAAAAACCCGGCGCTTATTACGCCGGAGGAAATGGCAAGGGTATTGGGCAAAACGAATCCTGAATCGATCCGGAGCGCCTTGCGGCGGGGGACATACCCTATCGGCATGGCATATCAAACCGGCAGCGACAAATGGGTCTATGATGTCCCACGCGCCCCGTTCGAGGAATTTGCACGAACCGGGCGGGTTCCGAAAGAATAGGAAGTGAGTTGAAATGTCAGGAATCTTAATTGGTGCAGGCCTGCTATTAGCGTGGATCTCGACCTGCCTAGTAGATGCGCCGCTGTCGGTGATCGCCCTGGTGGGCGGGACAGGCGTGGCGCTGATGGTGGGAGGGTACATAGTAAAGATATGCAGAGAGGAGAGAAAGCCAGATGATAAAACAGATCGCTGCCGCTTGCGAACTAAAGGACATTGCTACCAAAGATTTAGTGGACGAGCTCAAAAAACGCGAAGGTGTGGAAACAGCAATCGCGGAGCCGTACCAAGATAAAGCTATCGAAGTAACCGGCCCCGCGATCATTCTGGTGGTTATGGATTAGAGGGATGAGAGATGCGCAAAAAAAAGAACGCCCCGACTGCGGCAACAGTCGAGACGGACGCAAAGGAAAATCTCTTAACCTCATTGTAGCGGAAGAAAGGGGAGATGTCAAATGAAATTACCACGGGTAACGCTCGATAAATTTCTGAGTTTTAATCCATGCTGGCGGAATAGCGAGAAAGGCCGCCGTCGACTGAGATATTACGCCCGCAAGCTGGGCGGATCGGCGGATGCACTGGAGATATTGGCATTGCGCATGATACCTGCCGAGGACAGATTATGGGCGGTACTACGAGAAGAGTTTATCCCAGCCCCCATGCTCCATGCATGTGCCTGCCGCTGCGCGGAAGATGCCTTATCCCGGATAGATAACCCTGACCCCAGATCCATCAACGCAATAGTTGTTAAGCGCCGGTGGATAGCCGGAGAGGCTACAGATGAGGAGCTGGCCGCCGCAGAGGTTGACGCATGGACTGCCGCACGGACCGCCACACGGGCTGCCGCAGAGGCCGCACGGACCGCCACACGGGCTGCCGCAGAGGCCGCACGGGCCGCCACATGGGCTGCCGCATGGGCTGCCACACGGGCCGTCGCACGGGTCGCCGCATGGACTGCCGCACGGGCCGCATGGACTGCCGCACGGGCCGCATGGGCTGCCGCACGGGCCGCACAGGATGCCTCATGGGCCGCACAGGATGCCGCAGAGGCCGCCGCACGAAACGCACAGGTGGACATGCTCGCCCAGATGCTGCGGGAGTATGTCGGCGCAGGGGAGGAGGATACGCAATGCGCGTGTATGAAGGGATAGGCCCCAACAAGGGCAAGGTGATATACGGCGACAGTGACGCCCGGGCGCTGATGTATGAGCAGATCGGGATCGAGCCCATCAACGGATGGGAAAACATCTATCCTGAGTTTATAAAGCAATTTGACCGGGATATGCTGGACTGGTGGTATTCGGGCACCTGGATTATCTATCCCAACGAAGAATCATTCCGGGCGTCATATAGGGAGGCTGTATGAAAAGCGGAGTGGATCGGTATTTAACGGGAGAAGCGTTGGTACAGGTGCATTTTCCAAATGGAGAAAAAGCCTGTAAGTGGTGCTGGCCCTTTTTACAGGCGGACCACGAACTGCGCCGGTACCGCTGTAAATTGACGGAGGAGCCGCTGCCGGATCCACTGCACGAAATCGGGTACAAATGCCCACTGAAATTTCAAGAAAAGGAGGAATAGGCTATGGGGATTCCCGTTATGGTTTTGGGCGAAAGCGGCACAGGGAAAAGCACCAGCCTGCGGAATTTTACTCCGGACGAGATCGGTATCATCAATGTTTGTGGTAAGCCACTGCCTTTCCGAAATCAGATGAACGATCTCAAAACGGATAATTATTTGAAGATTGAAAAGGCGCTGAAGGCCAGCGAAAAGAAAGCGGCGGTAATAGATGATTGTCAATATCTTTTGGCCAACGAATACATGAGGCAGGCCAAGGTTACCGGATACCAGAAGTTTACAGATATCGCCCAAAATTTTTGGACACTGGTACAGGTGGTGATCCGCGAGCTGCCGGAAGATATGATCGTGTATTTTCTGGGGCATGTGGAACGGGACGCCAACGGCAATGAAAAGTTTAAGACCATTGGAAAGATGCTGGATGAGAAGATTACGGTAGAAGGAATGTTTACTATCGTGCTGAAAACCAGCGTGCAGGACGGCCGCTATCTTTTTTCCACTCGCAACAGTGGTAGTGATACGGTAAAAACCCCTATAGGAATGTTTGACGAGGCATATATAGACAACGACCTGAAGATGGTGGATACCGCCATCCGGGAATATTACAACCTTTAATGGAGGAATGAAAAATGAGACCTTTTGATGGTTATGAAGCAAAGAAAAAGGCTGTGCGGGAGATTTTGCCGGCTGGCGGTTATGTGGTAAAGGTTTTGGATGTAGCTGAACAGGTATACACATGGGGGAATGTTTTGGAGATTTCCTTTGACATCGTGGAGGGGGACCGAACAGGATTCTTCTCGAAGGATTACAAGGACAACATCAATGAAGACCGGAAGTGGCGGGGC